TTGTTGGTAATACTTTCTTTGGCATGTTAGTTATTGCTAATGTTGTCGATTTTGATGAGCTGTTTTATGCTGCTTTTAAAGGTGATGATTCTGCTTTATCTGGTGTCCATGTTCGGTTTAATAACATTGCCATGGCTTGGACGCGCGAGCGCGGTCTCCAATTAAAAGACGAGTATCCACGTTTTATGGAGTTTACTGGTTTTCTGTGTACTCCACTTGGTTTCTTTCCTGACGCACCGCGTAAATGTGTCAAATTTTTGTCCACCATTTTTCGCGACCTCGATCATTACAACGACGCTGTGCGCTGCCTTGACGCTGATCTCAAGTGTATTACTAATAATGCTCATTTACAAATGGGTTGTTCTCAGCTTGCCGAGTATTATAATAGTCTCGGTCGCACTAACTACGTTACACCTACTGAGATTGAAAATATGATTGGTTTTCTCCGTCACCAAGTCACAGTTAAATATTCGCAATTACCTGAGTTTGATAAGTCTGCATTCCTTGACTATCAATCTCGTTCTGCTTAGACCTTTCTTATACTTGCCGCTTTTCTTTTTTCTTTAGTCTTTTCTTCTTTCCATGGCTTTACCTACTGAAACCGCTGTTGGCCGTGCTTGGGTTAACAAATATTTGCACCCTCCTTCAATTCGTACTGCTGATTACAACGGTACCCCTGACAACAACACTTCCCCTTACGCTATTCTTGAATACGATGTTGTGCAGAACATCTCACCTTCTTTCCTCAATCCTATCTCTGGCGAACAACTTTTTACTTCTGATCTTATGTTTTTACAAGGATCTGGCGCTCTTGTCGTTACCTATGCTTTTGTACGTCACCCGAAATATCTTGACGGCAAATGGCAGCCTCATCCTCAAACACCCGCTGTCGTCAATACATCATATGATTTTCCGGAATCCTGGCGTACTGACGTCTCGATGCATCGTTTGTCTTATAAGTCTTGTACTTATTATCTCAATGCCACTGCATTCAATGACCAAGGTACTGTCACTACTGCTCAGTTTCGACCGCAAATTCTTGTTGGTTGGGCTACTCCTGCCGACGATGAGCTCGATGTTATTGCCATGCCTCGCCGACCTGTCGGTGTCGATCCTGATTTTAACGCACAATGGATCGTTCTTGGCAACATGTCCGACTCATCTGGCCAGTCTGAGACCATGCCACCCACTGCTTCTATGGTTCAACAATCGTCTCCTAAAGCAATCACCCATATGGCTAAAGACGGTGTTTTTGTTCCTCAAACATGGGCCCAACCAGTTAATGCCTTCAAACCTAACCCTAAGTATTTGAGCTCTTCTCTCGCCGATCTACCGTCTTGCCAGCTTGAGTTTTATGACAATCAAGGTTCTCATACTATACCTTTATTCAACGCCTCTACGCCTACTGGCGTCGATCCGACCAAACCCAACACTTGGCATGACATTACGTGGTCTGATTTCACTTGGGCATACGTTTTGTTTTCTGGTCTGTCTGCGCCTACTACTCAAATCACTACCAGCACTGCTTATATTACTGTTAAATGCGTTTATGGCATTGAAGTGCAACCTATGACCAAGTCACCTTTCAATCCATTTATGCGTGCTGCTCCTGTTCCTGATGACCGTGCTGTGCATATTGCTGCTGCTATTGCTCATCAGAAACCTGACGCTTTTCCAGCATCTGCCAATGATTTTGGTACTATACTTGCTCTTGCTGCTCAATTTGCCCCTCAAGTCATCAGTTGGATATCTAATGCTTTTCGGAAAACACCTACCGAGTCGCCTGTGGCCAAACCTAAACCTCCGCGAACCCCTCAACGCGCAGCACGGCGTTTTAATGTTCCCACTGCGCAATCTACTGTTCGCGCTCCAAATGTTGCCAATCTGGTCAAGCAGGTCGAGGCTTTGACTTTTTCAAAATCTCGTCGGCGGTGGCTCCGGCGCCCGCGAAATTCAAATTTACCTAATAATCCCGGCGTACGAGTTTTGACTCGCACACCCGGCGCTGCCGCCATGAACTCTAGTCGCCCTTCTGTTCAAATGACTCGTCGCGCACTTAACCCCGACGCTCCTGCTTTCTTTCCTCGCCAAAACAACATGTTCAACAATCTTGCTGAACGTTCTCCAAACAATATTGCGTCTGTCCCGCGCCGTATTCAGCGCCGGCGTCAGCTCCGCTAGGCCCTTATCTTTGCAGACCTTTTCTTATAATTATTTCTTTGTTTTGCTATGTCGTCATCCTCGCATTCTTCGTCTGCGTCTAGTGGGTCATTTTCTCTTGTTGATCTCGAGAATTGGTTTGTTTGTCCGATCACTCGTGAAATGCTCGTTGACCCCGTGGTCGATCCATACGGCCATACGTATGAGCGGTCCGCCATATTGACTTGGTTATCGACAAACAATACTTCTCCTGTCAATCGTCGGATTCTTTTCCCATCCGCACTTGTTTCGAATCTTGCTTTGCTTCCTGCTTTGCAATTTTATCGTGAACATAATGCTCGCCCGACTAGTCCTGTCTCTTCTCAACCTGTTCCCCCTCTTCTTTCTGCTTCTTCTTTACCGCATCTTGATTTTTCGAATATACCGGTTAGTCGTATGTGGGATGCTGATGAGGCCTTTGTTACTACTGCCCCACCGTCTGCACGTCCTTTTTCTTCTCGTTTGACTGCATCACGCCCAACTGCTGCTACTCTGTCATTATA